TAGGGTGATGGTATCATCACCGGTAAAAGTTAGTCCGTTAAAATCGATGTGAAGGGTATAAGTAACCCCACTAATAATTGTTAAACCTCTGAAAACATCCTTATCACCAAGGATTAGTGTTTCTAAGTCTTCCTCAATTGCCGTTTCAAATTCAGGGAAAACAACATCAGTGTACTCATTAATTCGACATGGTTTTTCATAGTCATATTTTGATCTACCAAATACATGGTTTTCAATGACATTACCCCCTGTCCATAATGTGGTTGCGGGAACGAATTGTTCAATGATCTCAACCCAATGAGGACTAATTCTATTAACAAACTCGTTAATTGTTGGGTTACTGTATGGGTTAGGTACGGTTTCTAAATAACTTGAATAGATATCCTGTAATTGGATGTATGATTTTTGGAACCTAACCGTATGTGAGTTTCTTATTTGTTCATTTAAAACCTGATCTAAGAATTCCGCAAACGTAAAACCTGTTTGTGGGGGTAGAGTATTGGTACCAAATGACACCTCTAACTCTCTCGATTGTCTATAAATGTCGTATTCAATACCCTGAGCGGAAGAAACATATATCTGTATGTTCTTTCTGTTGAGTGTTTGTGAATCTTCATCACCTAATAACTCCGCCTTTAGGTTATCAATTGTGTTATGCAATTCATAACCGTAATCAAGACCATAAAACTGTCTATGTAAATCAAAATAATCCTCACCGTAGGTAAAGTCTTTATTTTTGGTTTTAATAATCTTAGGATTTACCGTTAGATCTGAATTTTCCTCGTCTAATTCAAGACTTGACCTGTGTTCTAAAGTTTCTTCGTACCAACCCGCACCTTTTTGGAAGAACACATCATTATCTTCACTGATGATTGGTTGTACATCACCGAATTTGGTTGTCCCTGTTAAGACTATTGGGTATTCATTAGTATTGTACGATGTTGTCCCCGAAGTGACCGAAACACCATATGTAAAACCTGTTGTACTTAACTCACCTATTGTAAATGTCTTAGTACCTTGTGTAAGATCGTAGATATCACTATCAATGTCAATATCATTCTTTCTTACATCCTCAAATTTATAGGTGTGTTCGTTGATTTTAATCAACGGTTCAGGTGCACCAATAAATCTTAAAAAGAATTCTATTGCTTTCCTTGTACCTTTAGATTTATATATGTGGACAAGATTAATAACTAATCTTCTGTAGAACTCAATCTCCGCCTCAACGACGTTCATCCCAAGACTTACCCCATCAAATTGACTTTCAACTCTCGAATACAGGGTTTGTTCTAATCTTTTCTCATCAAAAAGGTTTACGTTATCTAAACCTAATGTGTTGGATAGATTCTTTAATAGGGTGTCAGGTATGTTATTGATTTTATCATAACTCACATTTCTCATGTAAGCTATGTTGTCAATAAATTTCTTTATACTATCAAACCCACCACCATAAATTTGGAATATGGACCCCATCCTTTGATCCTCAGTATCAAATTCATTTAAAGATGCTGTGGTTAAGAACCTTGTGATGATATTGGATTTATATTGATCTACCTCATCACCTATTGTTTTTAGTTTATCGAGATATCCCGCATATTGAGTACCTGCAATCTTAATGTTCCAACCGTCTTTAAAGATCGGCCAACTTACACGTGTTATCGTGGTTTCTGTTCTTGACCCGTCTAAACTATCTTGTGGTAGTTTAAACTCGATTGTGTATTTAGGGGTACTCTCTCTATCTATAATGAGTGATTCTAAATCATCTAAACCCCCGTAGAATTCCTCTACAATTGAATCAATAGGTCTTACTAAATAACTTTGATCGTATGTTGACCCCGTAAAGGGTTTACCTTTTACTGTTAAGGTTATTAAACCATCATTACCCGCTTTTTGGTAATTGATGATGTCGAATGTCTTACCCTCAACTGATAAGGTGTATTTTTTATATTTTGAAAAGAAGTTTCTAAACTCATTTATAACCTCGGGTTGTGTACTACTTTGAGGTTTATCAAGTACAATATCCAACGGATTGAATATTTTCGACTTCTCTAATTTAAATGTTGTGATATCACTACCCGAATTGTAGTTGATATTCTCGGCGGTGTATTGTGAGAATGATACGGGAGTATCTGCATCAATGTAGAATCCCGCAGGAAACTTCTCAATGATTCTTTTAACCGACGCAGAAAGTCTTTTACTTAATGACCCATATAAAGTTTTGTTACCTCCGTCTTTATTAGATCTGAAAGTTACCTTCTTGTCTTTTGTTTTTTGTGATGTTGATGATTGTGTTTGTGGGGCTTCTGTTTCCTGATTTAAATCATCTAATGTTAAAAATTCAGAGAACGGAAGACTCTTAAAACTTTTATTATCTCTCTCAGGAATGGATTTTTCTACAGAAAAGTTAGTGGCAGTAAGTTGTGACGACCCATCGGTAATTTGATTACCGACCAAGTTGTCGTTAAAGGTTTCCCTTCCACTTGCTACCTGACTTGGAACTTTTCTTTTCGCCATTATTCTGTGATGTCATCAAAGTTTTTAGTTTCATCAATTTCGTCCCTTTCTTCCCTCACCTCGAACAGTGTCTCGTTGAACTCATCTCTCACTTCAAACAGGTTGAATTGTTTGTAAATGTTGTTTTCCGCATCGTAAATTGTGTAGATACCGTCAGAAATAGATTTCGTTTGGTTTCCATAGAATGCGTGTGCTAAGGTTGACTCGTCGTGTTCAACCATTTCAACCTCGATCGTGGTTGGGTTAAAAAATGTATTTGATAGAATGATATTTTGTGACGGTTCACCAATAAATGGTACTGTGTTAGGTCTACTCGAAGGTGCCGAAGATGGTGTTACCGTCAAAAACAAAAGGTTTGTTGATTGATCGGTGTATTGGTATCTAATTGCCTTTTGAGTAGTACTCGTTAGATTCGATGTGATCGGAGTACAGTAAAATGAGGAAGTAACCACCCTATAAAAATTAGGTATTTTACTACCATCACTGTTTAAATACTCAATTCTATACCCTACTAAACCTTGGGGTGTGAATTTATTTCTGTCATCAGACGGTACATTACTTAAATCGATAATAATACCTCTCACTGATGGTAAAGACGCAAGAACACCACAATCTGTTATAGATGTTCTAATTTGTTTTGGTCTTAGATGTAATGTGTAAACACCCAACTCATCAAAATCGGACGAGTCTAATTTTAAATTGTACATTCCACCTAAAATTTCAGTGTCGACGGCATCAGTAGCATCTGTCGTATCTGAATTGTGAAAGACAGGTGTTAATACATCTTCTGAGTCTAATTTTTTAAGAAGGACAGGTGCCGTAGCAGTTCTTCCCGAAACGTAATGGTAGAAAATTTCTACATCCGCGGGTGATACATCTGCCGGTCTAACTGTCCCGTAACTACCTACTGCCATAATCTTTTAATTAATAAATATTATTCTATTGTTTTTTAACTTGAAAAAATCCATTACCGTAGATATCTATTTCACCTACGTTGTCTATTTCTCCAAGTCTCAAATTCATTTCTAATACCCCTTGTTTTCCTCTTTCCACAAATACATCGGAGTAAATGTCAGGTTCGTCTATAAAACCAATAAAATGTTCGTTCCTCGTTAACATCTCATTGAAGACCTCTTCCTTGTAAAAATTGGTGGTGGAACCCGTAATAGTCGTTGCTCCATTATTGTAATCCCTATAGGTTAAATTATCAATGGTGTATTCTGTATATGTACCCACAGAGTCAGATCCTAATGTTGTGCCTTGATATGTATTTTCACCATATCTCTTTAATTCACTTAACCTACTTCTTCCCATAGCGGCAAAGTATATTGTCGCGTCGGCATCATTATCAGTAACATCAAGGTCATTGATATAATTTTGTGATGTGGTTATATTGGTATAGGGAATGGTAAAAGGACCAAACGTACCGTCTTGGTTAGTGACTGTTGTATTCTCAGGAACTGTAATTTTTTTAGATATTTTTCTCTGAGTCCAACTATTTTCTAATTCAATACTTACCTCGTAAGTTCCTGCGGATGGAAAAGTGTGTTGTACATATGAAAGGTTAGTACCTGTACTCACCCCAATAGTCTGTGTGTTTCCATCACCCCAATTAATCGTGAAATTTTCATTTCTGATTATTTTTAATTTATCTCTATTGACGGTATTGTAAAACCTAATGGTATTACCCCCTGTATGTTGGTAGTGAAAATTGGTTATTTGTTCCACTTGTTCAATATCACCATCAAAACCAACCATACCGCCCATTTCATAGGCAGTAGAATCTAAGTAAACAGGTAAATTATATGTTGTACCTGTGGTTGTTTTTAATATTTTGTGATAATTCTTTTTCATTTCTATTGTGTGAGTATGTTAGCAGACGCCATTCCTGACGTTAATCCCCCATCTATGGTCAATACTGAACTTAGGGTGTATGTATACGTCCCAACAGGAACGGTTAAAACCGAACTATATACCGTAGTACTTCCCCCGCTTGGGTTTGTTACCGCTGTTTGACCTAAACCTGAAATCTCTAATAACGCATAAGAGGTATTTGCATAGTTAAACGCCTTATATGATGATACATAAACCTGTACAGGACCACCAACAACAGTTAACGTACCTGTAGTTGTTCCTGTCGATGGGTTATCACCCGGTAAACTCGTACTTACCATTGCTGAAGTACCATTACTCCAATTTGCCCCCGTAGTTACAGTCGATGAAGGTGTTGGTGTTGGTGTTAATGTAACAGTTGGTGTTGTACTCGGTGTTGGAGTTAAGGTGGTTGATGACGGAGACGGTGTTGGTGTGTTAGATGTACCTCCCGTACCTCCAATTTCATAAAATTTAATTGGGTCTGAACTCTCTCCTCTTCTATTACCCCTTACAGTTCCCGTACTATCATAATCCCTAACTTCATAGTGATACGTTGGGGCATCGTCCCTATTCATCTCTACTAAGAAATACATATCGTCTTCTTCGACGAATGTAGTTGAGTCCGATACTTGTTTATTCGCAAATTGAGTTCTACTTCCATCCGCGGCATTATAGAATTTTGCGGTCATATAAAAAGTAGTCCCCGTTAAAGTAGTTTCTTCTAAAACCGTATCGTCTTCGAACCAAAAGAGATACATATTCTCTTTATTCTTATAGTTTGACCCCATGAAAACAGGAACAAACATTTCGGTACTTATATCATCAACAATCACCCTTTCCCCAATCGGTAATGATAAATTTTTCGCGAAAACTAAACGTCGATTTGATCTATTAGGTGCCTCGTTATTAGGGGTCTTATAAAATTCTAACCTGAAGAAACTATTTTTTACATCCGAAAGTAATTTCGTTGTTTGGTCTAAACCTTGGGAAACATAATCCAAACCGTAATTTCCTGATTCATTTATGAAATAGAAATGGAACCATATATCCGTTTGATTTATTCCATTGGATGTGTAGGGTTTATGTATATACCTACATGTCTCATAATTCTCAATAGGGTTTATGATACTCTCGAGTACCTCATCTTCAAAAGATTGGAATGACTCATCCCATCCAGCGTCAGTTCTAAACGTCTGTTGTTGATTTAAAATTAACTTTTGGTCTTCACCATCGAATCTTATTCTCATTTAACATATATCATCTTCCGATCTTCTTCTTTGATTTCTGATTCCGTACGCTTTATTTCTAAACGAGTCCTCATTTCTAAAGTAGAAGTTTATGTCATTCTTGACGTAGTGTTGATTGTTGTTAAACGGGAAATTCGTCCCAAATCCGTCAGGGTCTATATAACCATGGTCATATAAATCTCTCCATTTCCATAATCCAAGATAATCATCATAGATTGTGTTGTCAGGTAAGTTCAATATATCATCAGTGTCTGATGTTTCAATATAGGGGGATAGTTCCCTTAATTTAACTTTATGATGGACTTTATATAAATAACCCGAGGGGTTGGTTGTTGATGATCCTATGTATTTTGTTGGGTCTGTTTGATTATGATTGAATACCTCCTCGTTAGAACTTATTTTATGAAAACTATCAGAAAGAATTGTCTCCTTAAACTCAACATTATTGTACTCCACGAAATCACCGTTTAGGGTTGTCCCCAATGGTAGTTCTTCACCCATAGTAAATGTGATACCATCCTTCACCGTTGTTGTTGAAGGTAAATTAGTGTCACTACCACTAAAATTATTATCAAACTGATTGTCCACCCACGAGTCATGCATATTAAACCTCCACCCCATTCTTGGTGGGTAATTGAAGTATCCGTGTCCGTTTCTGAATATTGTAGTTACAAAAACCTCCGTTGGTACATACCCAAGGTTATTCCTATATTGGTTTAAGTCAATACTATTTTTAAAGTGATATAAGACACTCTCAGGTCTATTTTGTTCTACATATACATTATCCCTTTCATCTGCTGTTTCAAATTGTAGTTTTCTTTCAATTTCGAAGATCGGACTTTCAAAACCCGCATTATCTAAGATATAATCATCTATTGTGGTAATCGTCTTATGTTTTCTTACGTAGTAATTTGAAATTGTTTCATCTATATTCTCTTTATCTAAACATTTTCGTCCAAAGACGACACCACTAATTGTTTGTGTGGAGGTGAAATCAGATTTGTTAAGATTTAATGTATATTTTTCAGAATCATGATATTCGTTACCTAAAGATGTGATCCCGAACACTCTATCAATATTAGAACCCGAAGAAATTGTATCACCTGAGAGAACCACATATTCACCTTGTTGCATATTGTGCGGTATTGGACTCGTTAATTCATAATAATTACCTTTATCCGTAACCCTAAATGGTACCCCCATTGAAGCGGTAAATTCATAAGTCGTATTTCCCGATAAAGTATACCTCATATTATAATCGGGGTCTGTATCGAATACATACGTCAGATAGATATTCCAATTCATAAATGGAGCATCCATTTGTGTAAAATCAATGTGTCCTGTACCGCCTGAAAGTGTTATATTTGGTTGGTAGTCACCTACACTATTTGCGGATGGTAAGGATGTCTCTCTTACATAATCACCCCTTAAAAATGCAAACTCGTTATACTGTTTAAATCCCTCATAATCTGTGGGGTCGTAAACTTCAGTAGTTAAAAATAAATTATTAAGTAGTGGCGAATAAGGTGAAGTTCCACTATATAGGTTTCTAAAAACCATATTTAACTTACCATATATTTTATAGTTAGAACTTTGATTCCTTTCTTTCCTATATAATTCAGCAATATCAAGAATAATAGTTTTATCACCTTCCCTAAGTAATTTTTCGGTGCGTTCTAATCCCGCTCGAACCTGTAGGTCTTCGGATTCCGCCTTTTTAAATTTCTTAGTTGGTGATAATATTCTTTTATTTTCCATTATTTAGGTCCAAAATTTTCGATGAATTTATCCCACGAAGTGTTCCCTTTCCTCAAACCAAACATATAATGGAATGGTCCCGTTAATTCCATATGATGGTTACCGTTATATTCTTTATAGTTATCGTTAGATTGGTCCACAACACCATTAATCTCCAAACAATCTCTGATTGGTGGTAGTGCATATTCATCGTAATAATTATCATCCAAAGGGTTAGTGTTTTGATCAGTATTCATGTTACCCTTCATTTCCTGTATTCTTTGGGTGTAGATAATGTTGTCTACCCAATCTTGTTTTTCACCATTTAGGTTAATAGTTGTTCCATTAAACCTTGTTTTATCTCCAAATCCGTCTCCCCACGTATTCCATCTATAATAGGGTACGTATTGAGAGTTGTCACCTAAAAACCCCGGTTTATTAAGACATACCCTAATTCTATATCCGTTGTATTCCACCGTCTCTGTGTCAGGGTCGTCTTCAGAGTAAACGAAACTAATACCTACAGGTCCCTGTCCGTCAAATGAATCTATATAATCTAAGTATGGTGAATCATCTTCTTCTATTTCAAATGGGTATATACCTGTTTGTGTGTTGTAATTAAGTAATTGTACAATGTCACCATCCATTCTACCATTACCTCTGGCGTCAAAAAGATCCGGGGCGTCCAATCTACCTTTCTCTTTTATTTCTTTAGATTGTAAAACGTACTCCATCAAATCATCAACAGGTTTGTAAGACGTTGATCCAATACTTCTCACTACAGAACAATTAGGGTCTAATTCAGGATCGACACAGACCTCATTTATCCAACTTGTTTTAGGTCCTAAATCAATAACTGTTGTTGGGTAGTTAATTTCTTTTCTTGGTGCCTGTTCTAACGGGTTTCTGTTTTGTCCATAAAACCCTTTATTATAATCACTACTGTTAGCACCCCAACTTTCAGACCATGGTGTTGACCTATAATAGAAATGAGTCCCATTTTCATCTTTAACATGCACTAAATTATCAGTACAGTATCTATGATCGTCTGAGTTCCCTCTTTTCATGAATTGGAAGAAGTATAATGCCCCCGATAACCAACTATCACTGAATATGTATGATGTGATTCCACCACACATAATCATACCCAATCTTTTTCTCCTTATGTAATCGGCCATTAATTTGTGATTCTTACCCGCTAACGGAACAATCGTATAAACCCCATCCCTAAATTCAGAATATCCTGATATAGTACCTTTTTTATCGGGGTCCATGAACCTACCGTTTTCCGTTCTTTTTCTTCTCCTATTTGCCCTTGCTTTAAATGGTGAACCAATAACACACCTATAGGATCTATTTTGCCACCACCACGATCCCCCACCACGAGTGTGTAGGGAAACAACCGCAGCATAATTGTCCTGTGGTCTTGGCCCACAAGGATCTTCATCATCACCAAAAGAGATGTCATAATCACTATCTAATTGGTTATAGATTACATAACCATTTTGTCTTATATTACTTTCACCCGGTACCCCATTATGCCATGGATTGGATAACGTTGAAACCCCCGGACTTGTGGTTTCTGTTAGGTGGTTTTTACTTAATAAGAAATCCCTTATCCCTGCATAGGTATAACCATCAAAACCAATTGCATTTAAATCCTCTGACGTTAGGTTAGTCCCACCGAATGGGCCGAGAATGTTCGCGTATGTTGTGGTATCCCCCGTTAACGGAATACCATTTCCTGTTGGTAGTGTCAATCCTACCAAATTCATACTCCCATCGGGATCGTATATTGTATCATACTTTGAACATCCATCTTCGATCTCAACATCCGAGGCGTCTACGGTTGGTGTGTCTATGTAGATTAATCTTTTAAAGTTAACAATACCTTGAGATGGGTGACAAGAGTTTGAATCTGTTTCATCAAAGTCTTTATTGTAAACCGCGGCAATGACCTGTCCTATTTCCGCATATAAACCACTAATCCCATTATCGCCACTATCATCTATTGGATATGGGGTTCCTTTACCTATTTCAAAATAGTAATAATGATTATTTGTCTCATTACTCTCAAACCCAAAACCTTGTGGGTCCCTCTCCCCCACATTGTCAGGTACTATTTCTATCTCCAAAACATATCTATTTTCGTCAATTTCACCTTGTACCACAGACGAACTTGCGATTTGTGTTTTTTGAGTTGATGTGAAGTAAAGGTCTAAATCTAATTTAGAACCCGACGCGGACCCTAAATTAGTAACACTTACACTTCCTGTAATTGTTGTGGGTGATGATGTGGCATAAATCGTTATAACCTCCCCCGCAGATAAATCATACGTATTAGACCCACCACCACATGAATTATAACTTATTGTTGTGCCACTACTATTGGTGGTTTCTGTTACTTCATATTCATTACATCCGGATCCAAATGAAGTTTGGTATTCCTCAATTAAGTTTTGGTTAGAGAAAATCGTTGTACCTATATTTCCTGACCTTAGGTCGTTAATATCAATCTCTTCAACGATGAATTCTATTGGTTCCTGTTCATTGTCTTCTGAACATTTCTCACAATCGGGATATGTAACTAAACTAAACCTACTAATCCATCTATATTGTAATTTTTTGGCAAACACCATGAGGTCATTACCCGCCCTCTTAATCTTTTTTAATGGTAGACTTTGTATGACAGCAGCAAAATCAAATAGGACTGAAAGAACAAATTCCTTAATAAATAAAATTATTGAATTTAGGACCTGTTCCAATAAAATTAAGAAACCAATAATAAAGAAGTTAAAACGATGGTTTCTTACTGCTTCGTTAATTGGGAAGTAATTATTGGTTTGTGCGCAGTCATCTTTTTCCGCTGGCCATATCTCTTTAATACCAATAAAAGATTCTCTCCTATCCTTAGTGAAAAAGGCGAATGTAGATTCTAACGCACTTTTTTTGTAATATTTGTTTAAGTATTGGGATACCGTATAAACTCTATTGTACCTGAACTTATAAAAATAATCCTGTGGTATTCTAAACCTACCACCATCAATACTTTCCTGATCAGTACCTGTCATGTACGATATCATCTCTGATGGGTAGTCATCTAAATTAACAGAAAACGCATAAGATTTCTTATCAATTGTTGAGTGTCTACCAAGATTTAAACTGTCGTTTTGATGGATTTCTCTAATGTTAGGTATTAAAAATTTTGCGGTATATCTATTTCTTTCGCCCGTATCATCACCTAAAGACAACCTAAATCTATAAGTTCCTTCAGTCGCAATACCTTTTCGATAATCACTTGTTTCAACTAACTCACCAAACTCATTTGTGATTAGTCTTCTCTCATTCATTGGAACCCTAAAGAAGAACCTACCATGTTCATCAATTTGACTATCAATTGAAATCGCCTCTAAAATAGGTCTTCCGTAATTTGGGGATTCGTCCGCATTTTTTTCGTATTGTCCACTAAATCTAATTGCTTCGATATCACCCTTAAATGTCGTTAATCGACATTTCTCCCCCATTTGGTTATCTACATTACAATTAACCCTAAGTGCGTCTTTACCTGAGTCGGTAAATGTACCGCCCATCATTATAGCATATGGTTCAATTCTAATACCCCTATCTTTTAGGTCAAAGTCAGTTCTTGTAATTCCAATTTCGCATAGATCTTCATTACCCCAAAAAGGATAAACTTCTATTGATTTTTCGAACGTAACAATTTGTGGTAAACCATCTAAATTGTCGGATGACATGAAAGTATAATTATTCTCAAATTTTTCGGGTGATGTACCTTCATATATAAAATCATAGGGCATTAATGAATTACATCCCATATCTGATAAATCAATATCAACATGTAGTGTTTGAGGCCCCACAGGGACACCCCAAATCATAAAGTCTCCCGAATCATTTGTTTTTACAGTATACTTGTAATATTTCTCATATACCTCTAAAACCTCTTCTCTCCCTAAAATGTCTTCTTGATCAGGAAATGTTCCTGTTGGTTTGTGCCCACTATGTTGTTTTCTTGAGGGTAATAAGTTATATCTATACCCCTCTTCTGTCCTATCCGTAGTTGATGTATATGGATATAACTCACTGATAATTGGGTCTTCAGCATCTTCATCTGACAGTGGTATGAATACTGAAATTCTCGCATTGGCTACTCCAACACCGTCATTTACAGAGATACGACCACAAACAACACCATAATCCGCACATAAAGAAGTGTATATATCTTTTTGTGTGAATTTAAGTGACAAGATCTCTAAAAGATCGTAATCCTGTTTTAGTTCAACAGTTAATCTTTGATCCTTACCAATTTCTGTACGTATTCGGTGTCTCTGCATCATATCATATAAATAGATTGGAACCTATTTTCCCTTAATTAATAATAATACAGAAAAGAAAAATTAAAATGTAGTGGAACCGAGAGTTTTGACTCTAATTTTTATGTCTTTATTCGGAAATCTTACTTGGTAGATTTGATTACTCTTCATGAAAATTGTAGAGTCGGATTGTGAAATCTCTTTTGTGTCCTCATCATTATACCCTTGTGACACTTCTGCTGAAGAATATTCACCCCCTGTTTTACCATAAACTCTAAGATCGACTACGTTAACAACCCCTGTTATCTCAGATATTGTTTTTTGTAACTCACCAACAAATAGTGGGTCACCCATTTTTCTTTTATCTATAGAGAAGTGTTCCGATGCCGATGATATTACATCTTTTAAAATATCTGTTTGGTTATTGTTCTTATCAACTAATAAGTCTATTTCTAACCCTAAATCAATTACCTCACCACTTACGATATCGATATAATCATTTATCATTCTATAATTGGTTAGGTACCTAAGAATGTTATTCTTTAGTGTGTTAGATACAGTATCAGTTAAATTACCCGAATCATCGTATGATAATAACTTAATTCTAATCTTATTATCTTCCTCCATTACGTTAACCTTCGCAGGTGCACCATATGTAGATGGCATTGTCTCAATTAACGTTTTATAATCGTTAAGTGTAACCGCTCTATTTTGTGCTGCGAAATTATAACCAACCATGTTTCTTATTTCTTCTATTGTTGGTTGATCCGCACCACCCACTGCCGGTGTGACATTAGTCACATTCAATGATTGGATAACCTGATTATTTACGTTAGTTAGTGGTCCTGTGACGTTGAATTCAACATTATCCACACTTGTAACAACATTTACTCCTAAATTGGTATTCTTACCCCCACCAACTCTATATTTTACGAATAGTGTTGAGTTAGTTTTAGGTGTTGCCCCTAACGATAGGTTATTCAAGTATGTTGCCAAATTAACTTTAAGACTACCATCATTAAATGAATCTAAGTTATCTAACGGGTCTACACTACCCGACCCAAACGTTACTGACATATACCCTTCAGGAGTATATTCAGTTATGAATTTATTTGTAACTCTTTTGTAATCCCCCGCAGTAAAATTAGATGTGTCTGAAGATGATGTTTTATTAGGAAGGAATACTTTATCTTCCATTAAACTCTTCACCTCATACCATCTATTTGATTCTGAACTAAATTCAGATGACGTTGGGTTTCCATTGTAATTTGTACCCTCTTTATGAATTATCGAAGTTACCCCTAAAACATTTTGTTCAGGTAAGTAGATTTTAAAGAATGGTTTCTGATCCTGTGGTCCAATGACCCTTCTGAAAACTCTTGAGACACCGTTTACGACCGCATCTCTCTTGGTTATGGTATAGGATACTAATTTGTTATTTGAATCGAAATTAGGGATCTTAAGTCGATTTGGTTCTCCCTTACTGTTAAATGGTGTTGAGAAGTCAATATCTTCTATTGTTTCGAAAGTTTGTCCTCCACCCGAAATCTGAGCACCTGCCTTTAGAATACCTAAGTATCTCTCATCTTCTTTATCCCCTCTTACGGGAACATTAATTGAGAAGTCACACAACGACACTGACGGTCTATTACCGGGTATTCTAATACCATAAGTTTTTGCAATATGAAAAAGAGATCTTCTTTGTTGAGCAAAGTCCAACATAGTCTCTTGCCAAACTCTATCAATATGGTAGTGTAAATTATCACCAATTGCGGCATTCAGATCTAATAACACAGAATAGATTGATGCGTCGTTGGTATTCTTTATTAAATCAGGATAGTAATCTTTTGTAAGATTAACCAACTCTTCTCTTAGTCCCGCAAAATCTCTTTTAGCGTATGAAATCTTTTTTGCCATCTTATATGTTAATTATAATAAAGTCTGATGACGAAAACGCACCATTATTAACTGTATAGTCTATTTTGACCTTAGCGGTGTATGGTTTTGTACTTTCATCCGCCAATCTGAATAATCTCTCATCATCTTCTTCATCAACGGTAGTAACAGGATTTGTATCGTCCTCCGCAGAAATAACTCTAATTGAATTGATATCAAGATTTGGTAAGTACTTTTTACATCCTTCTCTAATCTCTTCCTCAATTAAGTTAAATGTGATCATATCGTTTTGATCAAATATGTATTCGTATATCCTTGTACCGAAATCAGGTAAATAAAACCTACTTCCTTTCTTGGTTAGGATTAGATGTATCAAGTTTGACCTAACCTCTCTTTCAGGAGAAGTGGTCATACTTAAATAATCACCCGTAATACTTTCTCTAAACGGAAAGTCTATTCCATACTTTACTGCCATACTAATAAATATAATCAATGTTAAAATGAGTATAAATAAAAAACCCCTCATTCTTGAGGGGTTTAAAAAATAGAGTCAAAAAATCACTTATGAACCACAACCTTCACATTCAAAAGGTGAATCATCAGGTCTTATAGTTGGTTGTGAAACCATTTCGAGTTCTTTATTATCACTGATTAATGAATTGGATGTTGGTGATGGATTCTCAGTTTGTTCTGATATCACTTCTTTTTGTGTCTCAGGTTTTGGTTGTGATTTATTTGTATTCACACCCAATCCTTTAAGTGGATCCACCGCCGAACGAGTTCTTAAGTAATACATACCTGTTTTCAATCCTAATGACCACCCATGTAAGTGTGCTGCCAATAGTTTCGCTTTAGTTGCATTACTAATGAACAAGTTTAAAGATTGTGATTGGTCAATAAACACAGATCTTCTCGCCGCCATGTTTAATAATCGTTTCTGTGACATCTCCCAAACAGTCTTATAAATTTCCTTTATTTCGGTTGGGATCTCGGGGATATTCTGTACCGACCCATTCTCTAAAATCAATTTATCTTTAATCTCATCATTCCATAAACCTGAATCCATAAGTTCTTTAACAAGGTGTTTATTTATCACAATAAACTCACCACCCAAAGTTCTTCTCGAATATAGGTTAGAGGTAAATGGTTCAAACGCTTCATTATTACCAAGAATTTGTGCGGTTGATGCTGTTGGCATTGGTGCAAACAGTAATGAATTTCTCACACCGAATTTAACCACTTCTTTTCTCAATGATTTCCAATCCCATCTTCCTGATAAATCACCATCTTTTAATCCCCACATTTGGTATTGGAACACACCTTTTTCTATTGGTGATCCTGAGATACTCTCATATGGTCCTACTTCCTTAGATAGGTCTTTAGATGATGTCATCGCCGCGAAATAAATGGTTTCAAATATTTCGGTTTGTAAATCATCCGCGACCTCACTTTCAAATGGTAATCTTAATTTACAGAATACATCCGCTAACCCCTGAATACCAAGACCAACAGGTCTATGTCTAAAATTGGAACGTTTAGTCTCTTCAGTTGGGTAGAAGTTTAAATCAATTACGTTATTTAAGTTTCTAACAACCTGATAGACATATTCATATAATAGTTGGTGATTGAATTCACCATCGACAATATACTTAGGTAATGCAATAGATGCAAGGTTACATACCGCCTGTTCTGTTGGTGAACTGTATTCAATAATTTCAGTACAAAGGTTTGATGATTTAATAGTACCTAAGTTTTGTTGGTTAGATTTAGCATTCGCAGAATCTTTATACAACATGTATGGAGTACCTGTTTCAATCTGTGCGGTTAGGATGGCATCCATTAATTTTCTCGCCTTAACCGATCTTCTTCCTTTTCCTTCTTTTTCGTACTGTGTATAAAGTTTAGTGAAGTCTTTGGATTTCGGTGAATCAAAAACATCAGAAAGACCCGGTGCTTCATCAGGTGAGAATAAAGTCCAATCCTCATCATTTTTAACTCTCTCCATAAACAGGTCAGGTGTCCACATTGCAAGGAATAAATCTCTTGCTCTCATTTCTTCCTTACCGTGATTCTTTCTTAATTCAATAAATTCAAATACATCTGCGTGCCATGGTTCCAAATAGATAGCAAAAGAACCTTTTCTCTTACCACCCTGATTGATCCATCGTGCCACTTCGTTGTATGTTTTCATCATAGGGATAAGACCGTCTGACTCACCACCTGTACCTTTAATATAAGAACCCTTCGCCCTAACATCATGTACGTGAAGTCCAATACCTCCCGCCCATTTTGAAATATTCGCAACATCTTTAACAGTATCGAATAAACCATTAATATCATCACCTTTATTTCCAATTAAGAAACATGACGACATCTGTGGTCTTCTTGTACCCGCATTAAATAATGTCGGTGTTGCATGTGTATA